TTAAGAAAAAAAGCTTTATTATATAAAGAAGGTGATGTTTTTAATTTTGAGCAAAACACTTTATATGGATTGATAATATACTTTAATGATTTTGAGGGTGGCGAAGTATATTACCCAAATCAAAATATAGAATATAAGCCAAAAAAAGGAGACTTGCTTATCCATAGTGCAGAAGAACACTGTTTGCATGGAGTAAAAGAAGTAAAAAGCGAAATAAGGTATTCACATTCAAGCAATTTATATAATTATATAAAAGTTCCAAAGGGACACAATGTCATTTAATTTTTCCGATATAATAGATATTTTAGACAACGAAGAGTTTGAAGAAAGACCAGTAGACCTACAAACTTTTGTTACAAGCCCTAATTACTTAGCTTTACCACCACTTTCAAATTATCAATATACACTAATTGAAAAGTCATCTCAAATATATAAAGAGTCTACATTAATTAAATTATTTGGAGAAGAAGAAGGCTCTAGAATATTTAAACAAACCGCCAACGAAGTAATTGCTCAACTTGGTAAAGGTTCTGGTAAAGACTACTGCTCAACAATTGCAACAGCTTATATTGTGTATTTATTGTTATGCTTAAAAGACCCAGCATCATATTACGGTAAGCCACCAGGAGATGCAATTGATATTTTAAATATTGCTATTAACGCACAACAGGCAAACAATGTTTTTTTTAAAGGTTTTAAAACACGTATTGAAAAATCACCATGGTTTACTGGAAAATACACAGACAAAGCTTCTGAAATGAAATTTGATAAATCTATTACAGTTCATTCTGGTCACTCTGAGCGTGAAGCTTGGGAAGGGTATAACGTTATTGTTGTTATCCTTGATGAGATTTCAGGTTTTGCTACAGAGAATACAACTGGACATGATCAAGCTAAAACTGCAGATGCTATATACGAAATGTACAGAGCATCAGTAGACTCACGTTTCCCAGATTTTGGCAAAGTAATATTACTTTCTTTTCCAAGATTTAAAAATGATCCTATACAAAAATTTTATGAATCTGTTATTGCTGAAAAAGAAACTATAGTAAGAAGCCATAATTTTAAAATGGATCTCGATCTCCCAGACGGAACTGAAGGTAATGAGTTTGTAGTTGAATGGGAAGAAGACCATATTCTTTCTTATTCTATTCCAAAAGTATATGCATTAAAACGTCCAACCTGGGAAATTAATCCAACTAGAAGCATTGATGATTTTAAAGTAGCATTTTATAAAAACTCTATGGATGCATTAGGAAGGTTTGCTTGCATGCCGTCAGACGCAGTAGATGCATTTTTTAAATCAAGAGAAAAAATAGAAACAGCATTTAATAACACAGCAGTTGCTATTGATCAATTTGGAAGATTTGAAAATTGGTTTGCACCAGACCCAGATAAAGAATATTTTATACACGTAGACCTTGCACAAAAGCATGATCATTGTGCAGTTTCTTTAGCACATGTTCAAAAATGGGTTAACGTAAAGGTAAGCGATACCTACACGCAGCCAGCGCCAATAGTAGAAGTAGATGCGGTAAGGTTTTGGACTCCAACACCAGATAAGTCTGTAGACTTTACAGAAGTAAAAGATTACATATTGTCTTTAAGAACAAAAGGATTTAAAATAAGACTATGTACTTTTGACAGATGGAATTCTCACGATATGATGCAACAACTAAAACAATACGGCATCAATACAGAAATTCTATCTGTCGCTAAAAAACACTACGACGATATGGCGATGATAGTTTTAGAAGAAAGACTAAAAGGGCCACACATTCCTTTACTTATAGATGAATTATTGCAATTAAAAATTATGAGAGATAAGGTAGACCACCCAAGAAAAGGATCAAAAGACCTGGCAGATGCTGTTTGTGGATCAATATTTAATGCAATACGTGGAACTAAATTTGATTCAAATGAAGAAATTAACATACATACATACGAATCAATGTCTTATGATAATGATTTTAGTAAGGATAACCCAGACGTATCTTCAGTAAATATGATAAGGGCACCAAGAATGCCAAATGAACTTAAAGACGCAATGGATAGGATGATGGTAATATGAGTATATATCAAGAAAAAGCTAAAGAGTGTAAATGTTGTGGAAAGCATGTTCCTCTACCAACAGTTTTAAAAGAGTATAATGGTCTTATGGTTTGTCCAACAACATTTTCAAATATAATAGAATATACAAGAATATGGAATGCAATTGGATCAAGACCACCTGGAAATGTTAGAAAACATTTTTCTGAATATGTCCAGCAAATTGTAGAAGCAAATATTTCTGGGAGTAAAAATGTTATCTAAATTTATTGAAAATGGCTATAGTGCTAGATATGTAATAGATGAAGTAATACTAGTAGATGATTTTTTAAAAAAAGAAGAAATAGAAAGTTTGCTTAAAGTTGCTGAATCTACTGATGATGATGGGTGGAGAGTAGAGTATTTAGCAAATTTAAAAAGATTTTGTTTAACAAAATTTGGTAGAGATGATGTAGATAATTTAGTTAAAGAGGGCAAATTTGAAGTAACAGATAATTGGGCAGATAAAATAATAAGTACAAACTCTTTAGATGAAAGGCATGTAATTACTCAAAGACTTAAAGATGTTTTAAAAGATCTTCCAGAGCTAGATATCCCAGGATTTGGAAGTATTCAAAGACAATATGATGGGGTTCCATTAAAAGAACACACAGATGTACACACAGATCCATCAATACAATATGCATCTATTATTTATTTAAATGATAACTATAATGGTGGAGAATTTTATTTTGTGCACAAAGAATTTCAAATAAAGCCAAAACCTGGCTCACTTTTAATATTTCCTGGAACAGAAGAATTTAGGCATGGGGTAAAAGCACCAGAGGCTGGTCCAATGAGATACGTTCTTCCTGGATTTATTCACACTAAAGATTTTTATAAAAATAATAAGTTTTAAGCTATTGACCGTCTCAGATATAATATATATAATATATTATTATGAGCAACAGTAGCTTAGTTGGTTAAAGCCCCGAACTCATAATTCGGTAATCGTAGGTTCAAGTCCTACCTGTTGCACAAGGAGATACTATGGAAGAGTCTGAAAATAATGATCTATTTGATTATTATATGGAAATTGGCGCCATAGAGTTATCTGGCTTAGATGAGTCTGGTGAAATAGTTTTTAAAGTTACGGATAAAGCAAAAGACCTAGCTCCAGAGTTATGGAAGGCGCATGCAGACTACGTAGACGATACATTACTAGAACTATACAGCAAAGATTTAATATCTGTTGAGTATGATGAAAATCTACAAGCAACAATAAGTCTTACAAAACAAGCTCAAAAAATTATTGAAGATAAAGGAATTATGCCACTTGATTAAAAATGGTATAATATACATAGGTCGCCAAATGGGGCCTAATTTAACTTATTCGCTTGAAGGAGGAATAAAATGGTAAGTACATTCTCTATGGATCTTTTTAAAGATCCATTTTTTATTGGTTGGGATTCTTTTTTTAAAGAAATTGAAAGCCTTCCAAAAAACACATCAAACTATCCACCATATAACTTAATCAAATTTACTGATGATACCTATATGATTGAACTAGCATTGGCTGGATTTTCAAAAGATGACATTGAGGTATCTCAAGAAAAAAATAATTTAACTATCAAGGGAAATATTGAAGAGGATGGTCAAGAATCTTATATTCATAAGGGTATTGCAACCAGAAGCTTTACAAGAACTTTTTCTCTTGCAGAAAATATTGAGATTAAGCATGTTACATGGATGAATGGTATTTTGGCTGTTTCTTTGTTTAGAAACACCCCAGAAGATCAAAAACCAAAAACATTTAAGATAAAAGATATAAACGAATGATATAATATAAGTCTGCACCCCGTCACTGGGGCGTCGCAGGCTATTCGGGTTGCTACCCGAAGTATGGACCTGAGCATGTCCGCAAACTGCTCATTAATAATAGGAGATTTATGTTTGAGTATTATGTTAAAAAAGTAAGTAAAGTTGTTGACGGAGATACAATTGATGTAGACATTGATCTTGGTTTTGATATTTCATTTAGCTCAAGAGTAAGACTAGCAGGAATTGACACTCCTGAAAGTCGCACCACCGACAAAATGGAAAAAGCATTAGGACTTGAATGTAAAGAATATTTAAAGAAAGCAATTGATTCTTCTAAATCTGTTGTAATTAAAACAGAAAAGATGGATTCGTCAGAAAAATACGGACGCATTCTTGGTTGGGTATTTTTAGATGGATCAGAAGTTTCAATAAATCAAAAAATGATTAACGAAGGATATGCTTGGGGATACCTAGGAGATACCAAGGTAAAAGACTTTGAAGCGCTTGCTAAAGTAAGGGCTAAAAAGAAATAATAGTATAATAAAGATCTGCACCCCTTCATCGGGGAGTCGCAGATTCGTCGGGGGAGACAGCGACATTAAATACCTGTTCATAGTCCTGAGTATGACTGTAAAATGCTCACTAACAAAGGATTAAAATGCCAACCTATGAATATGCATGTATAGAGTGCGACTTAGATAAAGAAGTCGTAAAACCTTTTTCTGAAACAGATTCTGCGGAGGTCTGTGAAAAGTGCGGGTATCCAATGAATAGAGTTTACGGATCTTTTGGTATACAATTTAAAGGAAATGGGTTTTATAAGACAGATAATCCAAAATAGGATATAATTTATATGTGGTAATCCCCCAACATTAGGAGTAAACATGCTACGCACACGGAATTTAACTTTAACATCAACAGCTCAAGAGTTAACAATTGACGACTCTATTGATACACCAAATACTATATCAGTACAAAATACAGATGCATCTGCTCCATTATATATTGGCAATGCATCAGTAACATCTTCTATCTATGGAATTAAATTATCTGCTGGTCAAATCTGGAGTGCAGATTTAAATGCATATGATAAAATTTATGCAGTTGGAACATCAACAGTCTCTGTTTTAATATTGGAGCGCTAAGATGCCATTTACATTTACATCAACAGGTGGAATAACCTTTCCAGGAAACTCCTCTCAATTTTTAATGGGTGATGGATCACTCAGTTCTTCAGGAGGATCTGGCCCAGCAGGACAAGATGGCCAGTACCCAAACTACTTAGGAGAATACAACAACGGTGCTTCATATCCAATCGGCGGAATTGTAAGTATCCCAGTAGGAAGCCCTTATGGAAATCCAGGACAACTATTTATAAGATCTACTAATCCAGGAAATCCAGGCTATCCACCAGGAACTCCATCTTGGACAGAGTATACAAATGGACTTGTAGTTGCAGGTCTTCCTGCATACTTGCCATTAAAATCATTTCAAGAAGCAAGTAACTACGCAGTTAACTATGAGTTCTTTAGTCACGCTACATATGGAAATGCCATCGCAATTGCAAGAACTCCACAAGTAGATGCTTATATGAATTACGCTGTAACAGCAGGTGTTCCACAGTCTTGGAAATTTAAATCTTTTGGAACACATGCAAGTTTTACTTTGACACTAGGTGTCCCTTTTCCAAACGTAGAAAACGTTGCTCCAAGTAAAGAAATTTGGAACTTAACATATGATTCTACTGCTTATAATGCTATCTCATCTGGTCTTACCAATAATAATGAGTATGGTTTGTTTTTAACTAAGACTGGCGCATTATCTTAAACTAAACTCTGCTATAATTACTAAGTAACAAAAATTTTGTTACTTGGAGATCCAATTGCATAGAAAGTTAAAACTATTTTTAGCTAGCCTTTTTGTAACAGGTTGGCTATTTTTTATTGGTCCAAGTTATGCATGGGCAACAGACAATGGCGGACAAGAACAAGTTGTTGTAAGCCCTGCCCAACAAGCAGTTAATTCAGCCCTTGCAACAGCCACCACAGAAGTTCAACAGGCTATCGCAGCCACAGATACCGCCACCGCTACAGTAGTAACAGCAGTTGCTGAAAGAGTAGAAGCTCAAGAAGCGGTAAACATAGTAACATCCGCAGTAACAGTAGCGCAATCAAATGTAGCTTTAGTAGACACTGCCACCGCTACAATTAATAACATAAATTTAGCCGTCACACCAATAGATCAAAGTTCGCAGGTAATTGCAGATGCAAAAAATACAATTACAACAGCACAAAATTCTATAAATAATATTGACACATCAACTGCACAGGTACAAATATCTGAAGCCGTTGCAGCAAAAACAACGGCAACAACAGCACAAGCCACCGCACAAACCGAATTAACTCAAGCAAACCTTGCTATTGATGCTGCCCAAACAGCAGTCAACAATTTACAAGCCACTATTGGAACTAGCACAAATGTTTTGGCTGGAGTAGATGATGCTGGGGTTCAAATGAATCTTCCGTTCGGAATGCAAATGGGTGGCACTGTTTATAACAATGTTTATGTAGGCTCTAATGCAACAATAACATTTGGAGTAAATGAAGGATCAAATTACTATTCAACTCCAAATGCTCCATCCGTATCTATTGCTGGATGGGACTGGACAACATGGAGCACAGGAACAGGTATTACTTATGCAACTACTGGAACAAGTTTAGATATTGCATGGGATCTTAGACCTTATCCACAACGGGATGCTTCAACACAAATGGTTCAAGTAAGATTTAA